CCTAAAAATATGCCTAGAGATGGACTCACTCCTTTCGGTATGGCTATGCCAGATGAGCTGAAAGACCCAGACGATGTCGTAGGTTCGTATCGTCTGTATTATCACACAGACAAGGCAACCTTTGCGAAGTGGTCGCATCGTCCTATACCAGATTGGTGGGACGATGGGTTGGCTTGGTATGATCAACGGATAACAAGTAAATAAATGGAAAAATTTTTTTATAGAGGAGTAAATATTTTTATTCCTGAAAATCTCGCTGATTCTGAAAGAGATGACTTCATAAGAAGTGCAAAATCTTCAGTAAGCAGATGGAGATCACACAATCGAAAACCTAAGAGGAGACGAAGAAATGTATAAGTTCAGAGAAGACGAAGGGTTAGCTGAAATTAAAGAATGGATAGATAGCACTTACGATAAGCATTACAGCATGAACAAGATACAGTCCACAGAGTTCATAAATGACGCAGGTCATGGAGTAGGATTCTGTTTAGGTAACATAATTAAATATGCTCAGCGTTATGGCAAGAAGAATGGCTATAACCGAGATGATGTACTAAAGATAATTCATTACGCAATTATATTATTGAGTGTAGAAAGTGATAAAAAAGAAAGATTACGAGAATTTAACTAAAACAAACATACAACGAGTAATAGATTTACTCGAAAGTGAGAAGCCAATCACAAAGAAAGAAGCGTGTCAGATGCTTCGAATAACATATAACACAACAAGATTGGCAAGGATAATAGAGGATCACAAAGATCAGGAAGCATTTGTTGCTCTTAGAAAGTCACAAAACAAAGGCAAACTAGCAACAAAAGATGAGATACGATCAGTATGCGAGATGTACATTGAGGGGTATAACCTTTCAGACATCGCATCAAGTTTGTATCGTTCACCTGCATTTGTGAAGAATATTATAGAAAAAGTCGGAGTGCCTTTTAAATATCCTGCAACTGGATATAACTGGAAAGAAGTTATGTTACCAGAGCAGTGTGTTCAAGAAAGGTTCGAGATTGGAGAGAAAGTATGGTGTGTAATTAATAATACACCAGCTATAGTAAAAAGTGAATGGGTAAACCCAGATGGTCAGTATGGATATTTAGTTTATACAATAGAACCACCTTTTGACCTTAGTGACACTCTCTTTCCATATGTAAAACATGGTGGTAGATATAGAAATCAACTAGCGTGTAACCTAGGCAGTCTTCGACACCTAGAAGAATATGGAGTTAAATTATACTAATATACTTATTGGATTTTGGATAGCAACAGTTATAATGGCAGTATGGAGGCTTTGGTGGCCTGCTATGTCAGTATTAAGATTAGTCAAACCAGATTCAATAGTAGTAAAATGGTGGTTTCTAAGTGGCATTTTGTTTACAATGATGTCATGTATTGTTGCGCCACTACTTTTACCAGCAGTGCTACATGAAAAGTATAGATTCACATTTGTAGCATCATATGTAGAGGCAGTAAAATGAGTTATTTATTAGAAGCATTAGCTAAAAAACTAGAAGGTCAAGTTGCAGTAGCAGAAGCAAACATACTTGCATATACTAGAAATCCTGTCGGCATTGGAGAACACTCTGAGATAGTTGAAGCTATCGAGGTAGAAGTGGCTAAGATTGCAGAGGCAGAAGATAAATTAGGCGTGATTAAAAGGCATTTTTCATAGCATGTCTAAAATAGTTCTTGACAATATCCTTATTTCTATATATAATATATATATAAATGAGTGATAGATTTTATTTACAGATGAGGCAAGCGACAGGGTGGGCGCCCGGGTTGCCAGAATCTTACAAAAGGAGAAGCAGAATGTCAAATTGGACAGATGAATTGAAAGCACAGGTAGTAGAAGACTACCAAGGCGCTGATCCAACTCCAGAAACAAGTATGGAGATTGTTTCAGATATTGCAGAAAATATAGGTCAAACACCTAATGGCGTTAGAATGATTCTAACAAAAGCAGGTGTCTATGTTAAGAAAACCCCTGCTGTTGGCAAAGCATCAGGTGGTGGCGGTACTAGAGTATCAAAAGAAGGCGCACAGCAAGAGTTGAGTTCAGCTCTAAATGACGCTGGAATTGATGTTGATGATTCCATCATTAGCAAACTCACTGGTAAAGCTGCAAAGTATTTTGCCGAAGCTATTAACAAACTTAATAGTTAATTAAAATACCCTCGATTCTTTATGGATCGAGGTATTTTTATATCTTGTAAATTCAGTTGTTTTTCAAACTAGCGATTGGACGGTGAAAGATTACATCAACCAACGCAGGAGAAAAATGAAAAAAGAAAAATTTATACAAGAGATGGAAAAGCACGGCGATGCAGTAATCACTTATCGTAGTGCAAAAAGTCGAAAACTAAAGTATAATGTTTGCACAATGGAGTTCGACAATGACTATATTCAGTCAAAAAGAAATCGTGCAAAACCAAATCAACATCAGGTATTATGCTGGTGCTGGGATACTGACTCTTACAGATTGTTAGTTCCTGAGAATGTAGTTTCGATTGTTCCTCTCTCAAAAATATTGAAAAATGATTGAATTACACAATGCTCCTTCAATGTATGAAAGAGAGATTCATTACAATGAAGAAAAGGGCGAAAAAATATATCTTATGGTAAATACTTTCAAAGGTAAAGAGTATTTGCACATCAGAAAATATTATCAAGATTTTACCGAAGAATGGAAGCCTTCGAAAGAGGGTATTTCTATGCTATTGGATTTTGATAATTCAAGAGAGCTATTCTCAGCATTAGTTGAGATTCTGTCGTTAGCAGAAAGTAAAAAAGTTATCGAAGAAAACTTTAAAGATTTACTTGACAATATTTATCAGAATTGAAAAATAGTTCTTGACAAAAACCTCAAACTTAGTTATAATATAGTCATGAGTTTGGAAAATTATCTAAAGCAATGTGACATGGCGTATTTCAATGGTAAACCATTGATCGCTGACGATGTCTATGATAGACTAAAGACAGTAGACGACCATGTTGGTTATCAAGATGATAGAGAGGAGCGTATTCCTCACACCTTTCCTATGTGGTCTTTACAGAAAGTATTTGCTGGAGAGACTACTCCACCTACATGGGCAGACGATGAATCAGTAGTAATTACACCTAAACTAGATGGGAGTGCAGTAAGTATTCTTTATGTAGAGGGTGTATATACTATGGCGCTTACTCGTGGAGATGGAAAGAAAGGTGTTCCAATTACAGACAAAATGAAATATCTTGTTCCTCGTCAGATACAAACAGACGAAAAGATATTACAAGTTACAGGAGAAGTAGTCGCTCCTGTCGAAATACCTAATGCAAGAAACTATGCAGCAGGTTCCTTAAACCTTAAAGACATTGAAGAATTTAAGCAGAGGTCCCTTGACTTAGTTTTTGTTGCTTATAATGCAGAGCCAGTTACCCATGAAAAATGGTCACATAGATTGTTAGAGTTAGGAGCAAAGGGTTTTGCTACTGTTTTAACTGTGGATAAGTATTACTATCCAACTGATGGGACAGTGTGGCGATTAGATAATGTAGAGGAGTTTTATAGACTCGGCTTCACATCACATCACCCACGAGGAGCATTTGCACACAAGGTAAGAGATCAAGGAGTGATTACAACTCTACTAGATGTTGAGTGGAATGTTGGTAAGTCTGGAGCAGTAACTCCAGTTGCAATACTAGAAACAGTAGTAATTGATGACGCCAATATCTCACGAGCAACATTACATAATGCAGGATTCATAGAAGCCTTAGACTTAGAAATAGGTTGTAAAGTGGAAGTTATACGAAGTGGTAAAATTATACCTAAGATAGTAAGGAGAGTAGAGTAATGGAAACATTTATTGCTTTTATGCTTTCTTTAGTAGTTTTAGTACCTATGTCGTGGTTTCTTTGGGAATCTACAGTACTAGTAGATGAGAAGAAGAAAAGAGAGAGGGAAGGGAAATAATGATTTACTATCCAGAAAGTATGCTTTATGAAGAATATAGACTATGGATTCATGAGCAAAGACGAGTAGAAAAGAAACTAGGAATAGTTTTTGAAGAAAAAGATATAGAATATTTTAGACGACAAATATTTGAACCAATGTTAAACGAGATATATAATGAGGACTAGAAGCAATTACGAATTATACCATATTTTTAAACAAAATGGTAGAACAGCAAAGGTCTACAATACCGAATCTGGTTTTGAAGTAGACTTATACGAAGGAAATGAATTAATAGAAACCAGAGAAGTACATCAACATTCTGAAAGTTATGCAGAAGATTGTGCAGAGAACTGGGTAATGAGAATATTTTAATGGACAAAAGAACAAAAAGAATACATAAAGAAACAACATTTAGTGTGGCAAGTGCTTTACTTACGCAGTTTCCACTAAATTATCTAATACTCTATTTATGTATAGAATGGTGGGGCATAACAAGCCCTGGCATGCTTACTATCATATCTACAGCATTTATGACAGTAAGTGCATATATTAGAGTATTCTATACAAGATTATACTTCTCACAGAGGTATAAAGATTGAATTATAATCGTTTAAGATCAGCACCATTTGGAGAGGGTTTCAGATGGTTTATCTTTGCGCATAGAAATAGAATTTGGTTATTTAGATGAAAGGTATCATCTATGGGATCAAGTTTATAAACCCAGACACACAAGAAAAATTCCTTAAAGTAGGAATTGCAAAGTATCGTGCTGGAAAAGTAGGTCTGGGAGTGTTGCAACGAGGTTCTAGTAAGGACTTCTACACTCCTGACTATCAACAGTTTATTCAAAGAACTTGGACAGGTGAGTACGAAGATTGTAGAAAGATGGAGTGGATATTACATGAAATGTTTAAAGATGATAAGTATTTACCTAAAATAAAGTTTGGTGGATATACTGAGTGTTTTAGTATAAACTCTAAAATTCTGAGATGGTTTCCTAAAAAGCGAGAAACAGCAGAAGATTGGACAAACAGGCATCAAAATTTAAACCTCAATGAATCGTAGAAATTCAAAAATATTTCTTGACAAAAAGGTTAGTTTTGTATATAATATATAAATAGAAAATATGAAAAGAATAGAAATTCCAACAAACTGCCCATCATGTGGTTCAGTACTCGAACTAGTAAATGAGCAGTTATTTTGTAGGAATGACTATTGTGAAGCAAAGAACGATAAGAAGTTAGAAAACTTTGTTTCTAAATTGAAAATAAAAGGTCTTGGGCCTGCAACCTTGAAAAGGTTAAAAGTCGAAGACATAGTGGAACTCTATGAATTAAAACAGCATGAGATAATCATGAGATTAGACTCAGAAAAGATTGGTACAAAAGTTTATGAAGAACTTGAGAAGTCGAAATCAGTAGACCTTCAAACTTTATTACCTGCCTTTTCTATTCCGTTGATTGGGCGATCCGTTTCAGAAAAATTATGTGGAACAGTCTCAAATATTCGAGATATCAATGAACTTACTTGTAGTGAATCAGGTATTGGCCCAAAAGCAACGGAAAATCTATTACTCTGGTTAGGTGAAATATTTTACCCAAACCATTATCTAGATTTGTTGCCTTTTGACTTTACAAGTTCATATAAAGCAGTAGAAGTAAAAGAAGTCAAAGGAACAGTCTGTATAACTGGTAAATTAAAAAGTTATCCTACAAAAGCTCATGCACAAAAAGTTCTTGAGAACTATGGTTTCATAGTAAAATCAAGTCTGACAAAAGACTGCACTCATCTAATCAATGAGGGTGGAGTCGAGTCAAGTAAAACCCAGACTGCTCGAGATCGAGGAGTCGAGATAATAAATAATATAAAATCATTAATAGGAGAAATATAATGGCAGTACCTAAGTGGACAGACGAAAGAACACAAAGTTTAGTAGACTTTGTTGGTTCAGGCCCAGTTTCCCAAGCTACAGTTGCAGAAGCAGCTGACGAATTAGAAACATCTTCAAGAAGTGTTTCTTCAAAGCTAAGAAAAATGGGTTATGAAGTTGAATTAGCATCAGCTTCACAAA